CGTACGACGATCAGAGGGATGCGCGAATGGTCAGACGGGGGTTACGCCGAGGATTCGGTGCCGCGTACGTCGGCCGTGGCGAACAGACGCGACCGGTGTCTCCTGCGGTGCGCGCGTTACTTCCGCACGAGGCCCGCGAGCCATTCGACGATGTAGAGACGCGGCGCGAACCACACGAGGATGACGTCGTGCACACTCAGCGCGGCGCAGATGCTGCCAAACAGACACAGCCCGACGCCGCCCATCGAGAAGGGAATGATGCGCTCGTTGCGGTCCACGTCCCACTTCAGCGTCACCGCGCAGTACCGCAAGATGCGATACCCCACGTACGCGACGCCCGCGAAGACCGCCAGATCGATCAGGCTCTCGATCCGGCCGAGCAGAATCTTTTCCTGCACGAGCGGCGGGATTTGTTGGCCCGCCCACGTCGCGCCCTCTTGGACCGTCGCGGAGAGCTTCGCGAGCATCTCGGCCAGTTGTTTTTGCAGATCGTCGTTCATCAGGGAGACACCGGATCCACAGTACACCACGAACGCCGTACGCGGAGGTCAGCGACGGCGAATCCCCACTTGGCCCTGCGCGCCAACTCGTCGTCCGTCTGTGGAGGCTCGTCGTGAGCCTCTTCAGTGCGTTCTGCGCCGGCTCGAATGTCGAACGCTCGACCGTGCTCGATGCGGAGTTGACCATCAACCTCTTTCCCTGCACCGTCGAAGCCCAAGGCTCGCCGAAACAGAAGTACCTCCTCGGCACGCCGGGCATTAAAGCGCTCGGCGAAGTGGCCACGCTCGGCGGGCGCGGCGTCTTCACGCAGGACGGCCGCACGTGGACGGTCTTCGGCGCCGTGCTCTACGAGGTCACCGCGTGGGCGCCCTTTGTCGGCACCGCGCTCGGCCCGATCGCGAATGACGGCCAGCCGGTGAGCTGGGCGAGTAACGGTGACGGCGGCAGCCAGCTCGCGATCGTCGGCGGCGGGGAACTCAAGATCCTGAACCTCGGCACCAACGTCCTGAGCGCCGCGATCGTCCTCCCCCTGAGTAATCAGCCCGTCGCGGTCGACTATCTCGACGGCTATTTTCTGCTGCAGGAAGCCGGCACCGTCCGCGTCTGGTTCTCGGCGCTCGAGAACGGGGCGACGTGGGACGCACTCGACTTCTTCGCGCGCTCGACGGCCTCGGATCACATCGTCCGGATGGTCTGCGCGACCAATCGCGTCTGGACCTTCGGATCGGAAACCTTCGAAGCCTACGAAGACGTCGGCGACGCGGACAACCCATTTCAGCCGATCAAAGGCTCGCTCTGTCAGATCGGCTGCGCGGCCACGTGGGCGGTCTCGGTCGGGGTGAACACGATCCGCTGGGTCGGCACGAGCTCGCGCGGTGGGCCGGCGGTGTATCGCCTCGAGGGCTACAGCGGGACGCGCATCTCGACCAAAGCGATCAGCGCGCGGCTCGGCGCCGCGACGACGCTTGCGGATGCGGAAGCGCTCACGTATGAGCAGGACGATCACACCTTCTACTGCCTGACCTGTCCGTCGCTCGGCGTCGCCGGCGAGACGCACGTCTTCGACGAGACCGAGTCGGCGTGGCATCAACGCAGCCATTGGAACACCACGCTCGGCCGCGATGAGCAGTGGAACGTGCGCGGCCATGCGTATGTCGGGACGCGGCACGTCGTCGGGTCGCGGACCACGGGCGCGCTCTGGACCCTCGATCTCGACACCTACGACGACGCCGGCGGGATCCTGCGGGCCGTGCGGCAGGCGCCGTATTTGGGATCGGCGAATGACTGGGCGTTTGTCGATGCGTTCGAGCTCGGGGTGGAGAACGGCGTCGGGCTGGCCAACGGGCAGGGCAGTGATCCGCAGATCGAGTTGCTCGTGTCGAAGGACGGCGCGAAGACCTGGTGGAGTGCGGGGAACTCGCCGCTCGCGCCGATCGGCGAGTACGACGATCGGACCTTCTGGACACGGCTGGGGCGGGCGCGGGTCGATCGGCTGGTGTTTCGCGTGGTGATTACCGATCCCGTTCGCAGAGTCATTGGTCCGGGCGCGTGGTTGCAGGTCCGGCCGGGCGGCACGAAGGCGTCGGCCTAGTGGCCACGCCACTCGATCCCCCCATTGGCGTCCCGCTCTTCGATCCCGCAACCGGATCGATCGCCGAAGTCTGGCGCATCTACTTCCGCCGCATGGGCGCGACCTTCGGGGTCCTCCCGCCCGCCGATGCGCCCTACTGGGTCTCCACCGCGAACGCGACCCTGACGGCGGAACAGAATCTCGGCCTCTTGGCCGCCGGGTATCTGAAGATCGCCGTGGCGCTGGGGATCGCGACGCCCTCGACGGTGGCGCTGATTCCCGCGACGGACCTCTCAGGCATTGTCCCGTCGGCCAACCTGGGCGCCGGGCTCGCGGATGCCACGACGGTGCTGTATGGCGATTCGGTCTATCGGGTGCCGGGCGGCGGACCGGGCTCGATCGGGCCGACGGGGCCGATGGGCCTGCCGGGCTTCGACGGCCTCGACGGGGAAGACGGCGACCGCGGCGCCGACGGGCCCCGCGGGGCGACGGGGGCGAACGGATCCAATGGCGCGGCCGGCTTGAACGGCGCACCCGGGCCGCCGGGCCTCGACGCGGACGATCCCGAACCGACGTACATGATTCCCGCCGCGAGTGTCGGGTTGACCCTCGATCAGACGCTCGCGTGCGCGTCGTTTCGGATGTGACGCCGTGATTCTGGACGCGACCACCCGCAAGCTGCAGGCGCTCTTGGGCGGCGCGATCACGACGACCAATCCGATGGTGCTCGTCGACTGGGTCGACAAAACGACGGGCACGCTCACGCCGGGCGCGACCGTCTCGAATCTCAACGGCGTCACGGCGGTGGACATCCTGGCGGCGCCCGCGGCGAATGCGCAGCGCAAAGTCAACGGGTTGTCGATCTACAACGCCGACACGGTCGCCTGTGTCTGCACCGTGCGCTACAACGACAACGCGACGCTCTACACGATCGTCAAGACGACGCTCGCGGTCGGCGACACGCTGGTCTACACCGATGCGGGCGGCTGGGAAACCGTCGATAGCAGTGGCAACCGCAAGACGACGATCACCGCGTCGGGCCGCTGGCTGAAGACGACGGTGTTGACCGCGGGGACGGTGTTCACGACGCAGCCGGCGACGACCTCGATCTTCGTGCGCGTGCAGGGGCCGGGCGGCGGCGGCGGCGGCGTCGCGCTCAACGCGGCGGGCAATGGCACGGTCGGCGGCGGCGGCGCGGCGGGCAGCTACGCGGAGAAAACCTTCACCGTCACCGGTAACACCGCCTACACCTACGCGATCGGCGCGGCGGGCGCGGCGGGCGCGAGTGGCGGCGGCACGGGCGGCGCGGCCGGTGGCGCGTCCACCTTTGCCGTCGGCGCGACCACGGTCACGGCGCCGTCGGGGTTGGGCGGCACGTTTCTCGGGACCGGCGCGGTCCACAACTACGCCCTGGGCGGCGCGTCGGGCGCGATCGCGACCAACGGCGACGTGAACCAGGGCGGCATGGAAGGGCGCGACGGCGTGATCATCGTCGCCGGCGTGGTCGGCGTGGGGGGCGGCGGCGGCGATTCGACCTTCGGCAGTGGCGGCGCGCAGCGCAAAACGACCGGCGCCGGTGCGGCGGGCCTGGGCTTCGGATCCGGCGGCAGTGGCGCGCTCTCGCTCGCGGCGGGCGCGGCGGCGGCCGGCGGCGCGGGCACGGCCGGCGTGATCATCGTCGATGAGTTCTCGTAAATCGGAAGGCACCTGACGTATGGCACGCATCCCGAAACGGCTCTACGGCCCCGCGCAAGTCGCGACGGGTCCGGCGACCGTCTACACCGTCCCGGCGCTGACGAAGACGATCATCCGGCACATTCACGTCAGTAATCCGAGCGCGTCGCCGGTCACGTTGACGGCGTCGATCGGCGCCGACGCCGCGGGCACGCGCTTTCTCGCGGCCTACTCGATTCCCGCGGCCGCGGCGGGCGTGAGTGATTCGGTGCGCGACATTTTCCTGTATCAGGTGATGGACGCGGCCGAGATCCTCACGCTGAGCGCGGGCACCAACATCATCCTCGTGATCATCGTCAACGGCGATGAGATCGTGCTGGGCTGATGCCGACACCCACACCCAGTCCTGGCGGCGGCTACGGCAAGCAGACCGAAGCCTCGATCGACCACGCGAATATCGCGATGCGATCGATGCCCTGGTACCAAGAGCAGATGCGGCAGTGGGGCCAGGATCCCGGCCATCCGAACCTCGCGAAGTCGCAGAGCAAACAAATTCTCAAACAGGCGCAGGCCAATGGCTTCGTCATTGACGAAGGCAACATGGAGATCGACGACCACGGGAACATGAATCCGATCGGCCATAAATTGCGCAACACGATCATCGTCGCGGGGCTGGCGGCCGGGGCGTACTTTGCGCTGCCCGCGATCATCGCCGCGGCGTCGACCGCCGCGCCGGCGGCCGCGACGACGGCGGGGCTGACGGGCGTGGAAGCCGGGGCCGTCTCAGGCCTAGGCGCGATGGCGCTCCCCGGGGCGATGGCGACGCTCCCGGCGCTCACCGGCACGGCGGCGGCGCTCGGCACCACGGCCGCGGTCGGCGGCACGGCGGCGGCGCTCACGGGCGGCGGCGCCACCGCGGCGACCGTGCCG